CTTCCGAAGATGCGGGTCATAGACGGCCGGCACGCGACCGGGGTCATCGACCCGACGACGAACCTGCTGAAAGAGGGCTATGCGGTCCTCGAGTATGACGACAACGATATGCCGCTTATGGAAGCGTACTTCATCAAGGGAAGCACGGTGATATACCAGGGCGGACGTCTCGTGAACGTCGTAGAGAACGGCGCGGACTATCCGCTTCTCGTTCCGGTGATAAACAGGCCGGACGCGGTGAGGCCGTTCGGACACTCGCGGATCTCGCGTGCTTGTATGTCGATCGTGAACAGTGCGATCCGGACGATGAAGCGCTCGGAGATCGCGGCGGAGTTCTTCAGTTATCCGCAGAAGTACGTGATCGGTATGTCGCCTGACGCGGAAGAAATGGACAAATGGCAGGCGTCGATGTCTGCGATGCTCCGGATCGACAAGGACGAAGACGGAGACAAGCCGACGGTCGGACAGTTCCAGACGCAAAGCATGACTCCGCATACGGACATGATCAGGATGCTCGCGGGGCTCTTCGCCGGAGAGACCGGCCTCACGCTGGACGATCTCGGGTTCCCGAGTCAGAACCCGAGCTCGGCGGAAGCGATCAAGTCGAGTCACGAGACGCTGCGGCTTGCAGCGCGGAAAGCGCAGAGAGATATCAGCACCGGCCTATTGAACGCCGGCTACCTTGCGGCGTGCGTCAGAGACAAGCGTCCGTACAAGCGGTACGAACTCGCTGACGTCCGGACGTTGTGGGAGCAGATCTTCGAGCCGGACAACTCGACGCTTTCGGTGATTGGTGACGCGATCGCGAAGATCAACAACGCGGTGCCTGGCTACATCGACCGGGAGACGCTGCGGGCGCTTACCGGGATCGCAGGAGCGGAGCCGGAGAGCGAAGTCATGAGCGCAACCGATATCGAGCGGACACTCGGCGTAAACGTAAACGAGGAAAACAATGGCGAATAGCGTAGACATAGCGCCGGACCTTTACCGGGAGATAGAGCAGATATTCAAAGGCGGGACGAGTTCAGACAAGGAGCTCGTCCGTCTTCTTAATCGTATCGCGAACGGAAAAGGCAGACAGGCGGACGTATTCAAAGCAGCGAAACGCATCGGGAAGCACGCGAGCGAGGCCTTGCAGAAGGTCCTCACGGCGGACGCGCTTCCGGACGGGACGTTCTACTGGAACATCGGGGAGAAGACGATCGACCCGCTTATGCGTAACGTCCACAAAGTAGTCAACTCACTCGGGGCGGCGCAGATGCAGGGGGCGGATGCGGCGAAAGGTATCGCGATCGCGGTCAAACTCGGTCCGGATCCAGCCGAACAGATCCGGGAGATCATCGGCCTCGCGGTCAACGCGAGCAACCCGGAGGAGCTCCGGAACGCGCTGGACGTGGTGAGCGCGTCCGAGAGTTTCGTCGATCAGTTCCTGGAAGAGAACATGAAGGCGCGCACCGGCCTCGGCTTTGAACAGTACGTCGTCAGAACGTACGACGGCGTAGGCCTGAAAGGCGGGGATTGCGAGTGGTGCCTGGAACGCGCCGGAACGTGGTCGTATAAAGACGCGAAAGAGAACGGCGTCTTCGAGCGCCACAAAGGGTGCGGATGCACGATCGAAGTCGTGACGGAGGACGATCTCGGAGACGACTTCCAGGACGTGCCATTTTGATATAAGCCGGTTACGGTTTATATAGAAAGGAGTAAATATGGATACCCGAACGGGACGCAAGTCTCCGACGGTATCCGTAGTACTTCCTTACCAAAACACAGAAGCAGAGAGTGCGATCAAACTGTACAACGCGACGGAGCGTACGATCCTCCCGTGGCAGGAGGCGTTATTGTATGACGTTATGGCTACGGACGAGGAGGGGCTCTGGACGCATCAGAAGTTCGGGATCTCTATCCCGCGCCGGAACGGTAAGAGCGAGCTCGTCCTGGTACGGTGCCTGAGGGCGCTAAGCGAAGGCGAGAAAGTTCTATACACCGCGCATAGAACGAGCACGTCCCACTCGTTATGGGATAGGCTTTCGAGGCTATGCGAGAAGGCGGGGGTCAAGATCGAGTCGAGCTTCCGTGCGTTCGGGAAAGAGCATCTGTACGCGAAGGACGGCGGGATCATCGAGTTCAGAACGCGGACGAGTACCGGCGGTCTCGGAGAAGGGTACGACCTTCTTATCATAGACGAGGCGCAGGAGTACACGCCTGATCAGGAGACGGCGCTGAAGTACACCGTCTCGGATGCATTGAACCCGCAGACGATCATGATCGGCACGCCGCCGACGGCGATCAGCGCCGGGACGGTCTTCACGAAGTACCGGAAGAAGGTACTCCGGGGAGACGGTTACGAGAGCGGGTGGGCCGAGTGGTCCGTCAGCGAGTTCACGGACGTGAACGACGTGGACGCGTGGTATGAAACAAACCCGTCTCTCGGCTCGATACTGACAGAGCGGACCGTAAGGGCGGAGATCGGCGAAGACGATACCGATTTCAACATCCAGCGGCTCGGGTTATGGCTCACTTACAATCAGCGCTCAGCGATAGGCGTGAATGAGTGGGATAATCTCGAGGTAAAGGAACTACCGGAGCTCTCCGGACCGATGTACGTTGGGGTCAAGTATTCGCACGACGCGGAAGACGTGGCTCTCTCGATCGCGGTCAAGACGAAAGACGGAAAAGTCTTCGTCGAGGCTATCGATTGCAGGGACACGAAGGACGGGCCGGCGTGGATACTGGACTTCATCCGGAAGGCGAAGCCCCGGGCGGTCGCGGTAGACGGTGCGAGCGGAAGCGGTATCCTCGCGGATGCTATGAAGCAAGCGGAGCTGAAGGCGCCGAAGCTGCCGAGAGTCCCGGAGATCATCAAAGCGAACGCGCTTCTGGAACAGAAGATCGCGGACGCGTCGATCGTGCACATGGACCAACCGTCGCTTCGTCAGATCGTAGGAAACTGCGAACGGCGGGCGATCGGATCCAACGGCGGGTACGGTTACAGGTCGCAGCTCGAAGGCGCGAGCATAACTCTATTGGATAGTGTTATCCTCGCGTCCTGGCTATGTGTTGAAGCGAAGGAAGTACGAAAGCAAAGAGTGAGTTACTAAGGGCGAGCGCAATAAAGCGGTCGCTTTTTTAGTACATATTTTTTTTACGGATACCACCGGATTGAATTGGGAGGACAATTTTATGTCAGATTTTAAGACGATCGAAACGCAGGAACAGTTCGAGGAGATGGTCAAAGATCGCCTCGACCGCGCGAAGAGAACGGCGGCGGAAGACGCTGAAAAGCAGTTCAACGAGAAGTTCAAGGGCTATATGGCACCGAAGGACGTCGAAGCGCTCAAGGCAGAATACGAGAGCAAGATCAAGACGCTGGAGGATGCCGCCTCGACTACTCAGGAGACGCTGAAGGCGAAAGACGACGAGATCGCTAAGGGCGAGAAGTACAGGACCGACCTGGAGAAAACGAGGATCGCAATTAGCGCCGGGCTCGACATGAAATACGCGGACAGGCTGCAGGGCGAGAACGCGGAAGAATGGCAGAAAGACGCGGAGGCACTCGCGAAGGACTTTAAGATGGCGCGTCAGGCTGCGCAGGCAGCGCCGATCGGAAGCAACGAGCCCACGATCACGAAAGAACACTCCGAAAAGGAAGCGTTCAAAGAATGGTTTAACGAAAATCTTTAGAATTGGAGGCTATTACAATGGCAAGCGGAACACCTACGAACAGAACTAACATCGTACTCCCGGCGGAGATTTCGAGTGCAGTTCTTCAGAAGACACAGGAAGCGTCTGCGATCATGCAGCTCGCTCAGGAGATTTCTCTTCCCGGAAACGGTGCGGAGATCCCAGTAATCACGTCTGACCCGGCGGCTGAATGGGTCAGCGAAACAGGGAAGAAGCCGGTAGCGAACCCGGGACTTTCGAAGAAGATCATGACGCCGTACAAGCTGGCGGTGATCGTTCCCTTCTCGAACGAGTTCAGAAGAGACGCGGAAGTTCTGTACAACGCACTTATTCAGAGACTCCCGAACGCTCTCGCGGCGAAGTTCGACGCGACAGTTATCGGCGGGTCGGCTCCGGGGTCCAACTTCGACGTGCTGACTTCTTGTCAGGCGCAGGAGATCGGAACGGATGCTTACGAAGGCTTTGTTGCGGCTATGAGCGATATCGGGGCTGCTGGCGGAAACCTTGACGGTATCATCCTCAGCCCGGCGGCTAAAGCTGCGGTACTCGGCGCGACCGACACAACGAAGAGACCTATCTTCAACGCGGCTGGCGACGGCGAAGTCCCGACGATCCTCGGAGCGAAGACTCTCACGGAGAAGGCGGCTCACGTTGCTACCGTATGCGACGGCGTTGCTGGTGACTGGACTCAGGCTATGTACGGAACCGTTGAAGGCGTCAAGATCGATATCTCCGATCAGGCGACACTCACGGCCGGAACTCAGGAGGCCCCGGTTCAGATCAACCTGTTCCAGCAGAACATGTTCGCAGTAAGAGCGGAGATCGAGGTCGGCTTCAGAGCGGACACCGATTGCTTCAACCTGCTGACAGTAACGGAGGAGTCATAGAGACATGGGTTATGCCACACTTGAAGACGTGCTCACGCTCTCAGGGGCGGACTATACGGCGGCAGAACAGGAGCGCATAGAGGCGCTTTTGCCGCTTGTCAGCGACCTTATCAGGGAAGAGGGCAAGGCGTACGGGAAAGACGTCGACGCTCTGGTCGCCGATAGCGAGTCGTATGCGAGCGTGGCGGAGATGGTGACGGTAGACGTAGTAGTTCGAGTGATGCGCGAGTCAAATGACGGCGAGCCTATGAGTCAAACTGCGCAGAGCGCTCTCGGATATTCCGTGTCCGGTACGTATGCGATACCGGGCGGCGGGATCGGCGGAGCGCTTATGGAGAATGACAAGAAGCGGCTCGGTTTCAAACGTCAGATTATCGGGAGCGTAACATTATGGCCTTGATCAAAGGTATAACGGTAACTTTATACGAGAAGCAAAAGACCGGAGAGGACGCTTTCGGAGCGCCTATCTACAAGGAAACGGCGGTCGAAGTTCCTAACGTGTTAGTATCACCGGCGGGATCGCAGGAGATCCAGGACGCGATCAACCTGTACGGGAAGAAAGCGATCTATACGATGGCGATCCCGAAGGGCGACAATCACGACTGGAAAGAGAAACGCGTCAGTTTCTTCGGAGAAGACTTTCGGACGTTCGGGATACCGCTCGTCGGTATCGAGTGCGATATCCCGCTCGACTGGAACAAGAAGGTCACGGTAGAGCGCTTTGAATAAAGTACGATTTGTGTTAAACATGGACGGTCTTAACGAGCTTATGAAGTCGCAATCTATGCAAACTTATTTGAGCGCCATTGTATCAAATGTCCGAACAATCGCGGGCAAGGGATACGGCTCAGATGTGCACTTAGCATCTTGGGAAGCGATAGGGAAGGTCTATCCTACAGACTCGGAAAGCGCCCGTGACAATCTCGATAACAACACGCTCGAGAAAGCGCTCGGCGGTCTGCCTCGTACGAAGGAGTAAACCAATGATTGAGAAAGTAGCATACGACTACCTGAAAGACAACGCGCAAGCGGGAGTATATATGGAGAGGCCGGAGCAAAAACCGGCCTCTTTCTATCTGATCGAGAAGACCGGCTCCCGGAGAACGAACCAAATCGAAACGTCAACCATTGCGGTGCAATCATATGCGCCGAGTCTGGTCGAGGCTGCAGAAATGAACGAGGCGGTGAAGGAGCTCATGTACGAGCTGCCATACCACTCGGATGAAGTATCCTCGGTCAAACTTAATTCAGATTACAACTTTACGAACGTCGCCGATAAACAATATCGTTATCAGGCGATCTTCGTAGTAACGCACTATTAGAAAGGGGCAAAGTATGTCACAGACAGTATCTAACGTATCTAACGGCAAGCCTCGGATCGGCGGTGCCATTTACAGGGCCCCGCTCGGAACAACGCTCCCGACAGACGCGACGACGGATCTCGGATCTGGTTTTGCCGCGCTCGGATATGTGTCGGACGACGGACTGACAAACACGAACAGTCCCGACTCGGACACGGTGAAAGCCTGGGGCGGCGATACGGTCCTCAGTATGCAGACCGAAAAGCCGGACACGTTCCAGTTCAAACTTATCGAAGTTCTGAACGTGGACGTCCTGAAAGCGGTCTACGGTGATGATAACGTCGAGGGGACACTCGCGACGGGGATCCACGTCACCGCATCGAGCGAAGAGGTCGAAGAGTCCGCATATGTGATCGATATGGTTATGCGGAACGGAGTTCTTAAGAGGATCTGCATCCCGGACGCTAAACTTTCGGAACTCGGCGACATCGTTTACAAGGATGATGAAGCAGCCGGATATGAAATGACGCTGACGGCGATGCCGGTAGAAGGTTCTACGCACGACGAGTATATCGTAGCGGAAGAGTCATAGGAACAAATGGCGAAAGGCGGGGGCGGAGATGCTCCCGCCTATTTTGCTATGAAATGCGAGAAAAACGGCGCTCTTATTGCCGTTTTAAGCGATTTTACGAGAGGCGCTTGATATATCAATCAAGGCGAAAAGAG